TTGAGCATCTCCTGTAACTGCCATTAAATAATTGTATCTTAACATCACTTGTTCAGCCTGATTCATTTCTTGCCAACTTTTCCTAATGCCTTGACTTAGTGCAAAAGCTTCTAAATTTGCTATGTTCATATTTATACCTAATTGTTTTAAAGGCATTGATTGTCCACTCATACCAGACATAATTTTTTGAAACATTTCATCAGTTTCTAGATTATAGAAAGAAGCCATATCAGCTGTTAAGAGTGTTAGGTCCTTAGACATTTGCCTTACTGCATCCCCTTGAATACCAGAAGACTTTAACATTGCTCCCATATAAGATGCATATTTCTTTGCCGACAATTCCCCTATACCATGACTTTCTATTAATGTCTTAGAAAATTCATCTACATCTCGTGCCATACTGCCAAATACAGTATCTGTTACGTTCTGTATTTCTTCTAAATCAGATGATGTTTTTATTGCTTGTTTTCCAAAATTCACAAGTGCAGCTGTACCTAATGTTATTCCTGTTAACTTACCAAGAGTACTTAAACCAGTAGTTAGAGCAGATTGAAATCCTTTAAATTGTTTTTGAGTTTTGTCCATTTCTCGTTTTATTTGACTAAAATCAGCGCCACCACGGACTATAAAATTTGATTTACTCAATAATTCTCACCTCCTGTTTTGAGGCATTAAAAAAGCACCTACCTTTTGTAGATGCTTTGAAACTGTATTTTACATTGAATTTAGTACTGTTCCTAATATTAAATTAAGTATAAAAAAAGCTACAATACTTGAAAGTAGAAATATAATATCATCTTTAACTTTATTTTTCTTTATTAGATTGCGAATCAAAGTTATAAGTGAAATAATTCCTATGATAATACTATCAAGTATCAATGCTGTGAATATGCTGTCAAATCGTACTCCTATAGTTAATACAAAAAATATGTCAAATATTATAAGCGCTATCCATAGCCATAGGTTTGTTTGTAGCTTTTTGTTTCTTTTTTTAATTTTATTTTCTTCCTTCTTAGTGTATAAGCCCCCTGCATCTGGCGAACCATATAGGCCCATCTAAATCCCTCCTTAAGGATACTTTATACCATTATAATATAAAATATCCTTAAGAATTACAAGTTTTCACATTCCCACCAAACATAGCATTTAAAGCCTTGACTTGTGCTAACATTTGTTCATCTGTCATAACCTTCTTTTCTTTTTCAACTTCTAACTCTAAATTATTTAATATTTTTTCTATTGGCACATCTTTAGCCCATACCCATCTGCTAGTTAAATATGCTTGCATAATTAGGTTTTTTTCTTCTTCTTTCTTTCTCCTAGAATAGCCTTTAGCCGCCATATTCAGTTCATAAGGTGTCATTTTCCAGAATTCACTCATAGGAATACCAATAAAGGTAGCGAGTTCTATAGCACCTTCAATCGTGAAAGGTTCTTTCTCACTACCTTCTACTTGTTTTTTTCTTTTGTTTCACCTGTTTCCTCTCCTGTTTTAAATACACTATTTAATGCTTCCCACATAATTTTAGTTGCTTCCATAAGACTTGAGTGTTCATCTATTAACTCCATTACCTTATCAGGTGTTAGATTTTTATCTTCATGTTGTAATCCAGCCCACATTATAACAGAATACTCCTCCATTGATAATGCTCCAGTTTGCATTGCTTCTATTTCTGCGATTGGTTTTTTAAACTTCTTCTCTATTAAACTAAGTGCTTTCATTCCATATTTAAAATTTCTCACCTTATCTAATTCTATTGGATAATAACTCATTATATAATTACCTCCTTATTACCTTCCTTTTGTAATTCTTCATTTATTTGTTCAACAACCGTCTCAGCTATTTTTTGACCATCTATAGTAATGTTTAATTCAACGTTTCCTTTATCTTGTTCTTTATCAGAATTCAGGGTTTCTGGTATAAATTCTAATTTAATTATAGGCATCTCATCTACGCCTATGCTATAATTTACATTCTGTACTCCTTTAACCTCATTGCCATCAATAAAAACTCTTGCTGTTCTAAAATCCTTTTGTTCTATTCTTACATCATTGCCTGCCATTTTCTAATCCTCCTTTATATATAAAAAATAAAGGCCAGATTTTACTCTAGCCCTTATACTGTTGTTCCTACGATAAGGGTTGGTTTTCCACTAACCTTAATAGTAGCTTTAAAACCTATTGTTCCATCTACATCTACGTCTCCAACTCCAAAGCCTGTTACAACTCCCTTAAAGCTCCATTCTGCTTTTGGAGTGGTAGGAAATACAATTTTATAATCTTCTGCTTCTCCATTATCTAGTGAGTCCTGTAAAGCTACCTGTCCAGATGATGTGTCAGAATCAAAAAAGCCCTCTATTGGAACTTCCCCACCATCTTTAAAACTGCCTATATATTCTTTGTATCCACCTTCACTATCTAAGGTGGTTACATCAATATCATCAGCTGTAATTTCAATTCCGCCAATAGAAGTTAATCCACCTATTTCGGAATCACTTTTTAACAATTTAGTACCTAACGCTCTTGTTGCTTTACCCATGTTATTCTACCTCCTCAAAATAAATTGTAAAATCTATAATCCCTCTGTTTACTTTAAGCTCATGTTCGTAAACTTCATGTACATTATTTATGTCTATATCTTCAATATAAAATCCATCTAATTGCTTTTGCGGTAATGAAATTAATAAATCCTCAACTTTTTTAGTTAAGGATTTCATATCTTTGTATTTATTTGCCATAATTGAAAACATGAAAGAAAGATACTCTTTATTCGTGTATCCTTCAAGAGTTTTAATCTTTTTAGTATTAATCCTTGTATAAACTAAATAAGGCTTTGTATGCCCTTCTGGTGCGTTTGTGGGGTATATCTCATTTTCAAGTTCAGGAATGTTATTTTCTATTAGATTTCTTAGTGCTATTTCCATTACTTCGGCTCCTTATAGGTCGTTATATAAATATTTGTTATGCCAGTAGGTTTTCGTTCTATATTTTCACCATCTAATGTAGACCTGTCAATTTCTTCTACTTCATTTGCTATAGAAAAATCTTGTACCTCATCTACATAGTCAACAAAATCATTTAATATCTTTTTTATTCTTTCTTTATCCATCTATTTCACCTCTTCAAATTTACATCTATCGTCAGGGACCCAACTAGTAGTTTCCCACCCATCACTAGTAGCGCGGGTATGTTTTTCGCCACATCTTAGGCCCAATTTAATTCCACTATTTTTTTAATGGGCACAATAGGCACTCTGTAGGCTTTTTATCTACTAATACCTTGTGGATTTTCATCTTACTTCAACCCCGCTTTCGCTATTTCAGCATCTATTTTCTTTTGCATTTCTGATACTATAGTTCTTTCTACATTGCCAGTATTATTTGCTAAGCTGTCATGAATGAATCTATATCCAGGAATATATCTGCCATTTTTAGCAAAAAATCCATATTCTTGCGATACTGGATAGTAGCCTGTAATTTTCCCATCCTTATTAGGTTTTTGAAATATAAAATTATACTTTTCATCAAATACTATTTGATATACTTTTTTACCTTTGACCCTAGCTCGTTCACCTTTTAACTTTATCCCTTTCTGCAAATACCCTTCTAAATACGGTGCATTTACCTTTGCAGTTTTTAATGGTATGCTCATAGCTTTCCTAGATGAACTAGTCACATGCTTTTGGGGTACATCTCCTATTTCCTTCAGATCTTTTATGAGCTTATCCATACCTTCCACCTTGAATTTAAAATTAGTCATTATTTCACCAACCTACAATAGCATAACAATTCCCTGTTTAGCCCTTTAACATTTATAGGCGGACCTATAATCTCGTATATTTCATTGCCATGTTTTATTCTCATATCGCTTGTTATTCCAGGAATATATCTCATATTGAATTTAACCTCTACTTTATTATCTACAGTCATAGCTGTAAAAAACTCATTGCCAAGTAGCGGATCTTTACTGGCCCATATGCTGCCTTTAAATACTTCCCACTCATCTAAAGGTTCTCCATACTCATCTTTTAAAGGTTTGCCATCTTCCCCTAGCTTTCTTTGTATAAAATCTATTTTATATCTGTAATCCCTCATTTAATCACCTCTGTATATTCAGATGATAGTGTTAAATGAGTTTTTAAGCTCCAATAAGACTGTTCAAATCTCTCTGCTATTTTAGGATCATCATATCCAAAATTAGCTTTACAATAAACAATTATAGCTCTTTTAATTAAAGGATCTGTATCAATAACCTTATCTTTATTGACTCCACTCAAAATCAAATCAGCTTTAGCACTATCAATTAAATCCTGTACTTCTACATCTAAATCATCACCATTTACCCTTAGTGCGTCTTTAATATCTTCTAACATTGTTACCACCTCAAATAGAGTGAGGGGACATTATATCCCCTCTTTAATCTTCTCAATAATATCCGCTTTTTTCATACGGTCATTTAACCCTACTATATTATTTTCTTCTGCATATTTTAATAATTCAAGTTTAGTCATATCTTCATAATTTATAGTAGTAGCAGATGTGTTAAATGTCCTTTCTATTCCCCCTTTTTTTTAGTGATTGTAACTAATGAGTTCTTATCTACTGTTTTACCATCTACTAACATTAGTGCTTTTGTTACTTGATCATCTGTATCGTTATCTTCGTATCTCTTAACAGTTATATTGTAGTTTGTGTTAAGCACATAGTCTTTGAAGTTAAATAAAAACGCTACAACTGTGTCTGATTCAATAGTAGATCCAAGGCTTGTCATGTAGTCGTTTAATACTACAGTTCTTCCTAGTAATGTTCTTTCAGGTCTGCCATTTATGCCATAATTAACTCTTGCAATAGGTTGCTTATTGCTATCTACCATACCTATAAATTTCATAAATGTTTTCTTAGTCATACACCATACCGCTTCCGACTCATAAGAGAGAGGTAAAGCTGCTTCTGCTTCTATTAAAGTTTTATAATCAATGTCAGCGGTTGCTTCAATCTCTATATTTTGTCCATCTGGAGCAATTTCTGCTAATATCCCTTTAGGTTGTCCTGAACCAGAACCATCGATTATAGCTTGTTCTAATGCCTTTGTCATAGCTTCAGCAATGTTATTGATTATAGTTGTTTCAAATACACCTAATGTTACTATGCTAGTTTCAAATGATACTGATACTGCACATCTTAACTTGTAGTAATTGAATACTATGCTTCCGGTTGTCTTTTTCTGTTTATCTGAGCCCTTACCTTCTGCTACCCATGTCGCTGTAGGCTTAACAGTAGATGTGGGAATAGATAGCCCACCTTTATAAGATGTTCTAGTTACCAAGGGTAAAATCATTCCTGTTGCTTCTAGCTTTTCAACTATTTTTTCTAGTATAGTTGTAGGAATTACAGAGCCTACATCACTAGTAGTAGTGTTCTGATCTACATTTTGAAATTTTTCAGGGATTGGAGTTCCTTTCACTACATTGTTCATAAATGCTTTTCTGTATTCTACAGTATTGTATATATCTGTTTCAGTTGCTACTGCATTTTTTTCAATTGAATCTATTACGGTGCCATCAACTTTATTACTACCTAATTCAGTTATATTTACTGGTTTAGAGTCAGTGTTCAATGCGTTTAAATTTGCTTGCGCTTTTGAAAAATCTCCCCATTGATTATCTAACGTTTCTACTTCTTTCATTTTTGCATTTGCTTCTTCAATTTTTCCACCGTTAATTAAATTTTGTGCTTCATTTAGTAACTTTTGTCTTTTATCTAAGTACTTCTCTTTATTCATTTCTCATCTCTCCTTTTAATTTTAATAAATTTAATTTCGCTTGCATTTTTTGCATTAAAAAATCCGACTCGTTATTATTTGCAACGTTCGGATTCTTTACTAAATTTCTTATTTTTTCAATAGCTTCGTGGGGTATCCTATTAAAACTATTGTAAAGCCCTTGTACCTGCTGTTTTGAATCAAACATAACCTCATCTACAAACTTATTTTTTACTGCATCCTCAGCAGACATCCAAGTTTCTTTGTCCATCAATGATAATAATTCTTTATCATTCAATCCTGTTTTCTCTTTGTACGCATTTGCTATAGACTGATTGGCAGTTTTTAATACATCTGATGTTTTATCCATAACATTATAATCTCCAGCAACTCTACCAGATACGTTATGTATCATAAATAAACCTGTAGGAGTGATCCTGCTTTTACCTGCCATTGATATTACACTTGCAGCACTAGCTGCTAAACCAACAATATTAATTAATATATTGCCTTTATAATTTCTAAGTGCTGTATATATTTCTGAACCAGCAAATATATCCCCACCGCCTGAATTAATCTCAACCTCAACATCTTTTCCATTTGCTTCGTTTAAAGCTTTGCTAATATCTTTTGGACTTGTAGCTTCTATTCCTAACCAATCATAGATCCATTTATCTCCATTTGACACTATCTCACCTTTTACATTGATTTTCTTTACCACCGTTGTCACCTCCTTCTTCTATTTCTTCATCTTCAACCACCGCTGTATCAAGTCTTCTTATAGGTTTATCTCCGCCTTCAATAGGACCTAAGTTCATCACTCTACGCCATTCATCAGGTAGCATTGCCCCTCTATCTACCATCTGTAATAAATTTAGTTTAGTAGACATTGAAGCATACTGTAATGATGAAGCTTCAAAGATTATTTTATTGCCGAAGCCCCTTTCTCTCCTAGTAAATAGTTTTCTTGTATATTCATTACTCATTTGCATTGCATCAGGTTCAATCCTCGCCTCATAGTAAGCGTTCCATTCATCCTCATTATAGCTTGATTGTACTATTTTTTTATTAGTGTTAAAAAACGAATATATCCTATCTGTTGTTCTATCTGTTTGGGCTGCATTAGGCACATAGTCCTTAGGATCAACCTGTATTGCGTCTGCTTTTGCGTCTGTGGCAGCTGCACCTACTGTGCTACTTTCCAAAGATAAATAATTGTTAACAAATTCCTCTGTATTTTTCTTGATGTCCTCAGGTCTCAAAGTTTGATTATATTTTAAGAGCCATTTAACAACGTTACTGTTTTTTATAGCTTTTATTATCCCTTGATCTGTTGTAGAAACTATATTCATAAGACTAGTTAGAGCTTTTCCAGGAGGTTCTCCAAATATATCATTATCGTTATAATCATCTCTGAGATGTATTATTTCTGTATAAGGAAATGTCGCTATCTTTCCATTTTGAAAATAAAATTTTAAAAATAAGTCTCCAGTATTATTATAAATTGCTTCAACTGTCATACAAGGAATAGGATAAAGTTCAATTGGATAACCATTACTATCTTTAATTATTAAGATGAAAGCATTGTTGTTAAGAGCTAATTGTGTTGCTACTTTTTCCTGAAGCATTTGACCGCTCATATATGGATTAGGATCTTCTAATAAAAATCTTATATAAGGTTCAGGATTAACCTTAAATCCTTCTTTGTTATTGCTTCTTATGTGCTTAGGAATTAACTTTCCTATCGCCTTTACTCTTGGTCTTATACAAGCCCTCACTATGTCGCTTTCATAAAGTTTGCCATTCCAAGCATAAAAGCCATTACCTCTATCTGCGATCATTTTATATCTTGCCACTTGTGTAACATTCTTGAATCTATCAAATAATCCCAATAAATCACCTCCCTTAAATTAAATTCATGTAATCCTCATAGTGATTTTCATATACTATAAATGCATCCAGTAACGAAGCTACACCATCTATTCTACGTCTTGAATTGCTCGTCTTGACCAAGGCTATATTGTCATTACTATCGGTTTTTATTGCTGCATTACTGAGATTCCACTTAAGCACTGGATTGTTATCATAATTAATTTTCTTAGCTTCTAAATCAGACGCAAATCTCTTCATTGGACTTGAGAATGTTTTTGGACCTTGAATAACTGATTCTGTTACCATCCTTCCAAAATTTTGCTTTAATTCATCCACTAAATAAGTGGAACTCCAACTGTCATATCCAATTTTATAGATGTAAATATCTAGTTCATTTTGTACTTCTAGTAGCCATTCGGTAACATCCTTGTAGTTAACCTTATTTCCTTCACTAACTCTTAATAACTTGTTATCTAGCCAAATATCATAAGGTATCTTATCCTCTTTAATTCTCTTTTCTAATAAATCACCCGGTAACCAATACATTTGTTTAACGTATAGAATTGGATCATCTGGCACTCTGAATATTATTGTTGCACATGTTAGGTCTGTGGTTGCTCCTAAGTCTATCCCAGCTACGCAATATCTAGGTTTTAATTTTTCTAATTCAAAGGTAGCTATATTATTAAGCTGTTCAAAGGTTAACCATGATTCTGTGCTTGTTTCTCGTATATTAAATTCTTTACATACAAAGTTTTTTTCAAGTCTTAGATTATCAGCAACTCTTTTCGCCTTATCTTGTAAGGCTCTTAATTTCTTAATCGTGCCTAGCCCTGGATTAGCTTTAATCCAGTTATTTGCATCCCACCATTCGGACTTTTTATCCAGTTCATAAATAAAAAACAAGGTTCTATCATCAACCTCGTTTCCTAATTTCATATTATTAAATTGGATTTCTGCCTCTTCGTATATTTCGTCAAAAATATCTTCACGTATTGTACCAGCTGTAGAAGTCATTACGATTAAAGGTTGTTCTCTAGCTGTAATACCATCAGCCATTATGTCATATAAAGCTCTTCCATTTTTCCACTGGTGCCACTCATCCATGATTACTACATGAATATTCAATCCATCTAGGGTATCACTATCAGAACCTAACGCCTTAAATTCTCCATCGTTAAACTCTGAGAAGATTCCACCCACTAAGGTTTTTATTCTTTTCCTTAATTTTGGAGATTTAGCAACCATTCTCTTGGCTTCTGACCATACAATTTTCGCTTGGTCTTTTTTAGTTGCTACTGCATATACTTCTGGACCACCTTCACCGTCACCAACAAGGCCATATAGTCCCATGATGGAATCCAGTAAAGACTTACCATTCTTTTTACCAACTACTAAGACTACTCTTTGATGTTTTCTATTACCTTCTATGTCAATAAATCCATATACACTTGCTAAGTATGCTTTCTCCCAAAGTTCTAAAATAACCTTCTTTCCTGCCATTTTCCCCTTGGAGTGACAACAGAAATTCTCGGCAAACTCTATAATATGATTGGCTCTTTTACTTGAATAGAACCATTCTTTGTAACCACCATCTTTTATCCAGCGTACTATTTCCTCATACTGTTGATAGACTTTTTTGGGTACTAAGGTTTTTCCTGTTTCTATTTGCTCCCAATATTCTAATATGGGATTGTAATCGTCTGGATATTGTTTTAATCCATGCTTATTAATTGTAGGTTTAGTTTTTCCAAACACAATATCAGGATCGGTACGTGGATATTTAGTCAGCTCTAGAATTAATGAAGTCTGCGAAACCGTCATCTTCCTCCACCACCTTGGCTTCCTTAGGATGTAAATTAGTTAGTTTATCTATTATGTTTGTATATCTTTGGACCATGGTGTTGTATGCTTTTAAAGCAGGGTGTTCTCGAAGGATAGAGTAATCGCCTTGGGGCATTTCATCTATTGGTCCATGTTTATCTATTTCTTCTTTTAATTCCGCTAATGTCACTCTCATATATGCAGCTTCTTCAATGAGGCCTTTAGCTGTTAGCCTTCTATTGCTATCTATATCTTTAAATAATTTAGTAAGTCTGTTTATTTCTCTTTGAATTAATGTATCTTTATCTACCTTTTGCTTTTTACTCATATCTTTCACCTGCCTTTTTATTCTTTTTTTGGGGTGGGGGTTATGTGAAAACCTCCTGTGTGTTCTCTGTATA